GTACGGTACTGACCTTCCTTCGACTATAAATCCAGTGCCGAAGAAGTCTTCATCCGACTCGTGCTTAAACTCATCAAATGATATTGATTTGTCAAACCTAACCAAGAACTCCCTCCTGTTCATCTCGTGGATAAACTTTTGGATGGAGTTAACTTTTTCTTCTGGTATTAAATTATATAGTTCTCGTCCCGAAAGGGACAATAATTCTTTATTGTTCTTCGGTGTCATTTTCTTTTTTATTTTTCATGAAAAAGCAATCTAGTCCATTTACTGTACCAAAGAAAATTAAGGGCTCTATCTTATGAATTGGATAAATTTCTTTTAGTCTTTCTGAAGTAGGGTACATTAAATCTCTGTACTTTCCACTATGTAATTCAATGAATAAAACATCAGGCTGAGAATTAATGATCTCTTCAATCATGTGATACTCTGCAGTCTCAATGTCTATTTTAACAATATCCGGCTTATATTTTTTAATTAGTTTTTTATAACTAACTGCATCAACTTCATCATATTCATTAAATTTCACATTCTTATCTAGAATGGTAGTTGAACAATGCTTATTTTTACTGTCGGCTTTAAATAACTTTACAGTCTTAGATTTACCATTTGTAACTGCTGCATGAATTAATTCAATCGACTTCCCATATCTACCTAGAGCATTATTCTCTAATATTGAAAAGTTTCTTGGGTCACACTCAACTGCAATAACTTTTGCTGCTCCATTATCAAGTGCTATCTTACTAAAGGAACCGATATTTGATCCTAGATCCAGACATACCTTACCGTTATAGTCTACTTCAGGAATTCTATAATTCATAATAGACTCTGTAACCATGTCTTTATCTACTCCTTCAACTCCACCAAGATCAATATACATTCTGTCTCTAAGCGGCCTTAATTTTTTGTCTAAACTTGCCATTTTTATTTTTCTACTAAATTTGATATGACATGCACGACTGGAAGGTCTGGATGATGCTCTTCGATAATTGCCTTTTGGATTGGATCGTCTTCAAAAAATCTTTGAACAATAATACCTTCTTCTTTTAGTTTAGATATTGTTTTCGCTTTATGCATGCCTGAATATGTTCTAGCCCTAACGGTATGATTTCCTCTCTCTGCCAGGGTCATTGGATTAAAATAAACATTGGATGTTACTCCAAGTTCTTTTAACTTTTCAAAGACATATTCTTTTTCATCAATACATCTTCCTGTAATTATGATATCGTCAGAAAATCTAGGTGTTACTCCAATTGAAACTACACCGTCAAAGTCGTATGCAAATGGCTTATATGACATATTCTTATATTATAAAATTATTTAACCTCTATAAAAAGCAGAACCCTTAAATGGGTTCTGCTTAACAACTAAATAAAGGTTTTATACAGTTGTTTTTGATCTTGTTGCTACTGACTTTAACTGCTTTTCAGTTACTGCCGTTAACTCTCGATTTGCAAGTGCATCACATTCAGCAACACCATCTCTAAACATCATTTGTTGAGGTGGAGTCTTTTGAGTAAGAGCTGAAGGTCCGCGTAGTGCTCCAACAATTCCCATCTCTCTAGCAACCTTAACATATCTAAGTGCATCAATTACAACACCACCTGAGTTTGGTGAATCTTGTACAGAAAGCTGAGCATCAAAGATAACTGGAGCTCCTCCAAATCCTTCCATTTCAAGACGGAAGTTTGCTACTTTATTGTCAGCATAGTATGGAATGTACTCTGAAGGTCCTGCATGTAGGAATGAATCTTCAGTTGAAATGTTGCGAATCTCATTTTGAGCACGGATTACGTTTTCTTTAGAGATCTTCTTAGACTTAAGACGTGACTTGTCTTCCATATTTAAGAAATCTGTGTTACCTCCAACATTACGTTGAATGTGGGCTTTTACATGATGTCCACGTTCGAATGCTAGTTCTTGTAGCATTTGAGATAGAATAGACGCTCCAAACTGGCTACGCATATCATCTCCAATTAATGGAATACCGGCGTCTATGAATCTTTGCTCCCATTTAGGATCTGAAGCAATAAATACCGGAATACAATTTACGAATGAAATTCCAGCTTCTAGACAAATTTCAGCCCAGAATTCAGTTGTCTTTTGAGAACCTACTGGTAAATAGTTTACTAGAACCTCTACTTCATGCTTCTTTAATTGGGCGATGATTAAATCTTTCCATTCTCTCTCTTTTTTAGAGGTCCATGAAGTGCGATTCATATCTGTAGTATTACGAAGTCCTTCGTCTACTAAGAATCTGTTTGCTTCTGGATAATTATCCATTAGAGCTGCATAACCATCAATTACTGGTGATTCGTAAACTGGTGATTGATTTTTAATTGTGTCTACTATATCGTATGCACAGTTTGGTCTCTGTTTTAAAGCCTCTCCTAAAGGAAGACCAATTTTTCGTTCGTCAATATCGAATCCTACTACGAATTCAATATTTTCTGCCTTGTAGCCTCCGATATTGAATTTCATCATACCGGTTTTTGCATCAGTGTTTTCAGTATAGTACTGAACACCTTCAACTAGGGACTTCGCACAGTTACCTGTACCTATAATCCCAACTTTGATTTGTTTGTTGTCCATAATTTTTAACTTTATTAAACCTTTATTTATGTTATTATAAATCTTATACAGCAAACCCAAAAAAAGTTTCATCATTAAGTTGATTTTTTTCAATTTAGGGTTTCTTGTTATATTTATACGTTGCGGTGGGGGTCAATTAAAATAGACTCAGTGTCTTCTTAATCAATTTGTTATTCTTCTCCCCAGTGTTCCAATCCCAATAGTAAAATTCTCTACTTAGATGAACTGATCCTGGTTTTTCCATGTAATTTTTAGCAAATTCTTCAGGGTTCTCTGAGAACCAGTGAGATGGCCAGTCTAGAACCTCGAATCCAGCCTCTTTACCAAGTTCTTTTACTTTATGATTAAAAGTTTTCATTACCTCGGTTCTGTGTTGTTGCGTTCCAGCAAATGGAGTTCCTTTATACCATCCGGTTTTTGGAATTCTACGACCCTCAAATTCGATTGGTAAAAGTGTATGAATAGTAATCTTTTCGATATTGAGAGACTTCAAATGGTTAATGTAATCTATTGCAAGTCTCTGGGCCGATCCAACCGGCATTGATTGTCGACATATGTGGTGACGAACATCAATGTTTCCAAAATAGGTAATTAGATGTTTAGTGCCTTCAGGAATGTATTTGTCCATTCCCTCTTTCATAACTCCAAATAGGGTCTTACCGTCGTTTCGACTAATATCTGCTCCGGTTGGGTAAACTGAAATTGAATGACTGTCACCTAACACAAAGGTACCGGTTTCCATTTTAAGGTCGATTGTTTCTATACTCTCGCAACGTTGTGTTATCTTCTCAGCATCCAAAGCTGCCCATTTCTCAGAACATGATTTAATCCTGCTCATAACGAAAGCTCCTACATCTGGCATCTCTCTATTTAAAATATAGATAGGTCCTTTAAAATCAAGAAATCTTTTAATTCTATCAGCAGGCTCGTCAGTTGCTCCTCCAAATAGATTATAAGAACCTGCAAACTCCATTGGAAGTGCAACTAACCAGACATCATAATCATGGATGTTTCCAGATTTATCTAGTACTTCAACATCTAGTCCAATATGATTTAATTGCGATTGTAAAAGGTATGCCCATGAACTCTTATGTGAAGCCATTTTTGAAGAGTAGTTAGTGACTACATCATCAATTGCAATCTTTTTACCTTTAAGTTGGTCTTTAATTTCTTGTATTTTCTTCATCGTGTTTAATTCCGGTTAAAACTTCAAATTCTCTTAATATAGACCTTTTAGCTCTTCTCATTCTCCAGAGACGATACCAAATAGGTCCAGTCCTTGGTATTAATATAGACATTTCAAGATTTGTTTCATTTTTACCAATTAAGAGTTCTTGTAGGTCTCCTGCCTCGCCGCAATATGTTCTAAACTGGACTCTCATTCTTAAAATAATTTGCTACATGTTTGTCCATCTCAGTGTTGAGCTCATCTTGTTTATCAGCTATCAGTCTTAAAGCATATGAGTTCCAGCTACCCTTTGTTACTTCTGGATTAAACCAAAAATAATAGTAACCATCGACGTCTATAATAAACTCACCAATAGATTTGTTATTAATGACCAGCTCTTTTACACCCTTTTCTGTTTCTATAAGCTCTACTTGCATCCTATTAAAATATTGATCTCATCCAGAATATCTACACTATCTTTACGAGGTGAATAGATTCTCTTCCATAAATTTGAAAACTCTCCTCTAGGATCTGGCTGAGATTTTGCCCATCTCTCTGCAAGTTTAAAATCTGCGACATTCCATTCTAAACGACTAGAAGGTGTCTTAGTAAAAAATGATCTGATTTTAGTAATTATTTTACCCATTTTAGTTCACTATTTAATCGGAAGGATCCAATACATTTTCGACTCCATTGTCCAGGTTCTATTAATGATAAAAAGACATTTCCATTGTCTCCAACATAGAGGTGGTATACTTCTCCGATAACTGGTTCAAAATTAAATTTAGCTGAATAGACTAATTCGTTCCATTTCAGTTCTTCAATCATCTTTTGATACTCGGCTTTTAGCTCTTCAAACTTAGCCTTTAGTTGATGATTTACCTTATTGACTCCTCTCTGTTTCCATGCTGAGATGTCTTCTGTTATTATTGCAGGAGCACCAACGTTGGTTGCATAGGGAAGAAGAGACGCATTAAAGCCCCTCTCTTCGTCATAGACAACCTGATCTGGATATTTCTTTTTATCCTTCACTCTTTTCGTTAATATAGTTTTCTAATCCTTGAATATAGGCAACAGCATCTAATAGATTATCCTGCTTATGATTGTAAGATTCACGAGAGAATTTAAGTGCAATAAGTGCCTTAAACATATGTTCTCCAGTAACTTCAATTCCAGTCATGCCTTGAAATATCATTGCTGCCCTATCCATTCCTTCTGAAAAAGGACCATAATTACGATCAGCCTCTTCGCTACGATTATTTACTATTTCGTTTGCCTCTTCTAAAATACTTTTCATATTCTTTATCTTTAATATTATATAGACATGCTCTCTTTTGTTTCAGGCCTAAGAGCAAAAAAAACAGCCGAGACTATTTCGACTGCTTTGGTTAAAGTTAGTGGTGTTCCACCATAGGGTTATGGGGAAATTTCGGAAATTTTTGTGCTATCTAACCGAATCGCTACCCTGTTTCATGCTTGGCGCCAAGAGAAGCGCCCAAAGAGGAATTAAGGAACCGGTCATCCAAATTGAAAATCCAATCAATCCAAAAAAGGCTACATAAATCATTGCAATTGCTAAATTTCTCATCACTCTATTTTAGGTGTGGTCGATACTCACCCTTCTCGTTTACTGTTCTTTGTGTGCATTCT